ATATAAAGCTTTGAATAGATTAATACAAGGATCTAGTGCTGACATGACTAAAAAAGCCATGGTTGATTTATATGAACAAGGCGTTGTATCTCACATACAAGTGCATGATGAATTAAATTGTTCTATTGAATCATCAGATCAAGCTAAAAAGATAAAAGAAGTTATGGAAAACACTGTTGAACTTAAAGTGCCATTAAAGGTAGACATGGAAATAGGATCGTCGTGGGGAGAAATAAAAAAGCAATAGTTGGAGATGTTAATGAGTATAAAGCTACCATAGAGTATCTTGAGAAGGGTTATATGGTCTTTAAAAACGTTTCTGCTAGTGGTTCTATCGACTTAGTGATCATTCATCCCGATACAGGAGATATTAAACTTATCGACGTGAAAACTAAATCATATAGGAAGACTGGTCGCATAGGGACACAAATTAATAGACACCGGACCAAGGAGCAGATAAGGTTAGGAGTACAGTTTAAATTTATGGAAAGAGATTAATGTTAAAATTTTTTTTAATTGGTTGGGTATGCATAGGTATGGGAGTAGATCAAAGTTGTTTAAGAGTAGCGTCTGAGGTAACTCACCCTAACTATGAGGAGTGTAATGATTATTATCAGTGGGTTCAAGAAGATTTAACAGACCTCACTGAATATGTAACCATGTCATTTAATTGCGTCCAAGCCGCTAGTTTAGAAGATATTTTATATAAACAGGATACTTAAGTTTTTTGAATTGTTTATCAATTTTATTAGCTTTATCAATGCATGTTGGTTTAGACAATCAATATAACTCTATTCATCCTCACGCACGTTGCACAGTAAATAGCATCATATCTGGTGTTTATTATAATAGTGAAAGTAATATTAGCGCTTATGTAGGCAAAAAACATTCTATTTTTGAGTATGGAGTGGTGACTGGATACAGTGGAATGGACCTTGCACCTATGATTAGAATTAAAAAAGACAATTGGTTTATAGCTCCTGCTTATGAAGTCGGGGGTAATGTCGGGTGGGTTATTGGTTTAGAATTTAAATTATATCCTTGACTATTAGGTATTTTCCCATATATACCTATTAATATATGAAATATAATAAATATTTTAGGAGAAAGAAATGACAGATATATCTAAGTATAAATCTGTAGCTATAAAAATTGATGTGTACAATAAGGCAAAGCCCATGGCACAGAAAAAGTATATGTCTATGGGTTCGTATTTACATTATTTAATAGACAAAGAACACGAACAAGAAAGCAATCAACCAAATTTACAGAATGGAGAAGACCACGATGTCAGATCAACAGATCAGAGATAATGTCAGAAGAGCATTATATGTATCAGTTTTAAATAAAATGATTGGAGACTTATCAGAGTTAGAGGCAAAAGAGGTTTTATTAGTTAATACTTGTAGTTATATTACAAGTGCAGAACACGATCACGCCGAGCATATTAAAGAGTTATACAAGATATTAAAAGAAAAGGCAGATCTTCAGCATGCGATAAAGGATGTGCGCACTGCGTACTTCACTAACATGTCCCCACAGGGACACGTTCCCGATGCTAAAAAAAATAGTTAGTGGCGTTATTAGATTTCAAGAAAAAAATCCAGATTCTGGTGACGTTATAAACCGCGTCCGAGTTCATTACACCGACGGTTCTCATAAAGAGTTTGATGTTATTGATTGGGAAATAACATTAGAAGAGGGTCGTCGTCTTTGGAAAAAGCACGAAAAAAAATTTATCGAAATGAATGATTGATACCGCCGTGGAAAATGTAATTTATGATAAAAGAGCAAAGAACCTGCGGTATAAATCAGACAAGAAAGGATTTAAACAAGCTCGCTGGGAAGATTTAACCGCGAAAGAAAGAGATTATTGGCGAGCGAGAGTCCAGCAATGGGACCAGGATAGAGATGAGCTCCGTTCTAAAAAAGAAAAAACACAAAGGCCGTCGTAAAATAGGCTCGAAGAAAAGAAGAAATCGTCGCCGTATTCGTTTACGCCTTCGTGTTCGGAAATAAATTTATAATATTTTCTTTAGGAGATACCGGGATATCTTCTTCTTCAACGCAACCACATAGTTTTTGATTGGATAATGCAATGTTTTCTTGTTCTAATTTTGTTACTTTGTCTGTTAAATAGACGATGACGTTTTTCATTTCTTCAATGTTCATAATAATCTCCTTAATTTAGTGTGTAAACTTCCTATTCTACACTAATCGGAGATAAAAAATCAATCTCTTTTATTATTGGGATCTCGGCTCTCGTGCAACTGATCGCCGATCGCATAGATCATAATACATAAAAAACCTAATAAAATCGTGATAAGTAGTAAGAATATAATTATTAGTATGTGAAACAATCGCAATCCTCCAAGTCAAATTCACAGATAGGACAGACCTCTGGTATGACTTCTTCTTCCATTACGCAAGACTTGCCATAAGCTCTGACATTTTCTTTGCTCTGTTCGGGGTCTGTTTAGCCCAACGCGAATCGAGCATTTCTTCACTTGCTGTCAACCATTGAGGTGGATCATCTCTTAGAGCAGCTAAAAAATTATGAAACTTAGAGACTCCTGTTTTTCCTAATTGAAAAACCATTTCCACTACAATTTCATTAGCTAAAGAAGGTAAATTACAACCTTTTAATAGCTCTTCTGCTCCTGATATTGCGTTCTCTAAATCCTTTTCTAATATTTCCATTAAAAATTTTTCGTCGTATTCTTTATCATCTTCCCAAAAATCTTCGACGCAAAGGTGCCCGACGCCCACGGTTCTTTTTCCCAATGTGTCGAGATACACTTTGTTGCGGTAGCCTTCGTGGTCCCGCACTGATTTTAATAGTCTTTGCATATCCATTTTAATTTCTCTCCAATCTTTTTACATCTAAAAAGGCAATTGATTTTACCCAACCTGACGGAATGACGATGTGTCGTCCGCCCTCTTTTTCTTCATCGAACTCTGAATAATCTGACATGATCACAGTTCTTTCTTTGTCTTTGTATACCATCCAACCTATTGAATGGCAAATGGCTAGTCTTTCTTTTTTTATATCCTCTAGGCTATGCCAACCTGTTTCTCCGTCTTTGGCGTCGTACCACGAAACAAGGACCATGGGACTGATTTCTTCAATTTGAGGGTTTTTTTTCATTTAATTTTTTTATCATGATGTAGCATTCTGCACAATAAAACAAAATATCTCTGATTATTACGACTGCGTTTTTTTCACAATTATCATTGCAACATTTTTTAGGGCTAATGCTCAATGAAAAAACGACCTCGAAGAAAGGGGTCCTATAGTTATAAAGGAGGAATAGTTCATTAGCCCTATTTAACTATAAATTTATAGGATTATTTTGTCAATATTTAGTTTCCTATAGATATTTTAAACTGAAAGTGATTTGTAGTTTTTCAAATTCGACAAAATAGACGTAACCACGTAACTTTAGTCAAAAACCATTGTAAATCAACAATAATACGGTTACTTTGATGACGTAACCACAGGTAACCATAAGTAACTCACTCTATATGTCTTTTTTGAACTGAAAGTAGTATTATTAATTATAATATTGAATTAAAATAATCTATACAGAATTGAAAAAGTGTATTAAAGTAAAAAAATGCCTAAGATTAAAAATGGCGATCTATCGCCTAAACAGAAAAGATTCGTTGAAATCTTTGTAAAAGAAAATGGTCGCCTCACGGCGACGGAATGTGCAAGACAGGCAGGATATTCTGAACGATCAGCAGTATCACAAGCCTGCAACTTAAGAAATCCTAAATACTTTCCTAACGTGGTAAAAGCTATTGAGGACCTACAAAGAGAATATGCAGAAGCAAGTAAAATTACTTTTGTTAGTCATCAACGAGAACTATCAAGATTAAGAGAACAAGCGATTGCTAATGGTCAGTTGGGCCCTGCTGTTCAAGCTGAGTTTCGTCGCGGTCAGTTAGCAGGTTTTTATGTAGATCGTAAGGAAGTGGTGACTGCCTCACTTGATAATATGTCCAGACCAGAGTTAGAAGCCAAACTAAAAGAGATTAGAGATCATAATGTTGTTAATGGCGAGTCTATTGGTATGGAAGTAAAAACTATTGATCACATTGAAGATTAATCTTCATCTTCCATTAATTTTTTTAATAAATTCATAATCCATTCTATCATAAAATTTTTCCTTTCTATTTACTAACCTTAAAATCTTCTTGAGCATGACCGTCGCAATCCTGCGTTGCCATGAATTTACAATGGGAAGAACACCACCGTTGGAATTTAGTCATTAGTGTTTCTTTACCACAATGAAAACATTTGCGCTTTGTTCGTTTCTCCCCGTCGTGATTGTTAATTATGTAATCGGGTAAAACATTATCATAAGAGTATTTGCTTTTCATTTACTCTCCCCAACCGTCAGGAACATGCCCCTTTGGATAAAAGACATCACTCTCTATTGTTGGTTTAAAACCACAAGCCTCTACTTGTTTTGCTTTTTCTAAAAAATAAAGAAAAGTATCTCTTGCTTCGTCGTAAGAAGCCTCGCCGTCTTGATATATTACCTCATCACACATTCTATAACTTAATTCTTCATATATTAAATCAGCTTCTTTTTGTGATTTTGGATTTATCTTATCTAACAAATTTTCCATTAATTTATAAAACCTTGGGCTATCATCATTCTATACAAATCCTCTAACTTATCAATGACACGATCATACTTAACACAAGTACATTCTAATTGATCGTCTTTATCATTAGGGCATACATGAGATTTATCATCTCTTAAATCTCGTATGTCCTGTATGATATCCTCTATCCTACTGTTCACTTTCATTTTCCTTTCCTATTAATATCTATATGATTCCGCTAATTCATGCACCATATCAACAATTTGAGCCAAACCAACATCATAAATTTTTTCATTGGCATTTAATATTGCTCTAACTTCTCTTATAAATTCTTCTTTGGTTTCTATCTCTTGATCTCTTTCTTCTTCGTCCATTACCCAATCTTTAAACTCACTCATTGTTCAACTCCTTTATATTCTAGGTAAAGAAGGTAATTGTTCTATATTAGTATGTATAGCGCCTACGTCATTACCCTCATCATCTGACATTACCCATAGTTTAAAACCACCTTGTAATTCTATAACTACACCATATCTATCTGTATATTCATCTTTCTCATAATATACTTCTTTAATTTGCCTATTGTTTAATACGGAAGCCCTTTTGTTCCATTCTTTAACTAAATCATTCATCTTCTTTCTCCTTTATATTAGTATCTCAAATTTATAGGATTAATTATTAAAGTCAAATTATTTTTTTACTTGACATCT